TTTTATGGAACAGAAACAACTATTGGAGATACATCAACACAAGATGATATGTTTATTAGATTCTCCGACCAAGAGGATATAAATACATACACACCAACAGCAACTAATACAGCTGGTACACAAAGACTGGCTGATGGATCACAGATTAGAGGAGCTATTAGAGGTAGAGATGCAATCTATGTTTGGACTGATACTGCGTTATTTACACAACGTTTTGTAGGTCAACCATTTACATTTGCGTTTGCACAGGTTGGAACTAACTGTGGATTAGCAGGACAGAATGCATGTGTAGAAGTTGATGGTGCTGCATACTGGATGTCAGAGAATGGTTTCTTTAGATATGCAGGTAAATTAGAATCATTACAATGTTTAGTAGAAGATTTTGTTTATGATAATATAAATTTAGAATCTGGTAATCAAATGGTATCTGCTGGACTAAATAACTTGTTTGGTGAAGTTATATGGTTTTATCCAACAACAGGGTCATCTGTTGTAAATAGAATGGTTGCATATAATTATTTTGACTCTTCACCACGAAGACCAGTATGGACTGTAGGATCACTTGCAAGAACCATGTGGGAAGATTCTGCTGTATTTGGTAAACCACATGCAACAGAATACGAATCTGGAACAGATACATCTTTTGATGTTGTGGGCAACACTGAAGGTAGAACAATATACTATGAACACGAAACAGGAACAGATCAAGTGCAAGGTGGAGCAACTACAGCTATACTAGGAAGTATAGAATCTGGAGATTATGACATTAGTCAAAGAAGAGGAATTACAGGACAATCAACAGGTATTGCAGATCTTAGAGGGGATGGAGAGTTTTTAATGAAGATAAGAAGATTTATACCAGACTTTATATCTCAAACAGGTTCTACTAGAATTACATTAAATTTAAGAGATTTTCCTAATGATACACAGGCAAGTTCATCTTTAGGACCTTTTGATATTACATCAAGCACAAAGAAAGTAGATACACGAGCTAGAGCTAGAGCAGTATCAGTTAAAATATCTAATGTGTCTTCTAATCAAAGTTGGAGACTAGGTACATTTAGATTAGACATACAACCAGACGGACGTAGATAATGGCAAAGATAGTACAAGTATTAACAAGAGCTAGCACAGAATATGATTTAGAAACAGCAGAATCTCAAGTTAGAGACTTGGATGCTATTGTAGAAAAATTAAATACTACATTTCAAGAAGAACTAAAACAAGAGGTAGAAGCGTTTAACTTCTTTTTAAATTAATGGCTAATAGTTTTAAAAATAAA